GGACTGGATCGCGCCGGAGCAGGAGCCCCGGGTAGAGCCGGTAGCTCCTGCTCCGGCCCGCGAGGGCGAGAATCTGGCGGTGCGGTGGAACCTGTTGCCCGGGATGGATCGGTCGGCTTGGACTCCAAGGTATCAGGCGGCACAGCGCGAGGGCATTACGCTCCAAGAGTTCAGGCGGTTCATGAGCGGGTATCGCCCAGTGCGTGAGCTGGTGTCGGAGTCTAGCCGGCCCGGGGGTCGCGGGCACAGCCGCCCGGACTGTCCGTGTCCGTGGTGCTGCAACGCGCGGCGGAGGAGGGGGTAGTCATGTGCGTGATCTTGGCCGTTCATCAGGGGCTTCCGACCCGTGCAGAGCTGATGGCCGCGGAGCGCGCGAACCGGGACGGTGCGGGCGTGGCGTGGCTGAAGGGGGGGGCCGTACACTGGCGCAAGGGGCTGACCGGGGAGGAGGTGGCGTGTCTGATCGAGGACGGGAGGGTACGCGCTCCGGCGCTGATCCACTTCCGGATCGCCACCGTGGGGGGGGCGCTTCCCGCCCTGACGCACCCGTTTCCAGTGACGCGGACCAGCCCGCTCGACTTGGAGGGAACAGCTCCGGCGGTACTGGCACACAACGGGCATTGGGGCGGCTGGCGCAGCGCGGTGATCGGGATGCGCGACCGCGGGCACGAGGCTCCCGGGGGGGCATGGTCGGACTCGCGGGCGATGGCGTGGGCGGCGGGGGTGTACGGCCACCACATCCTGGACTTCATCGCGCCAGGGCAGCGCATCGCCACGCTGACGGTGCGGGGCCTCAAGCTGTACGGCTACTGGAAGAGGCAGGGCGGAATCTCCTACAGCAACCGCAACTTCGCGGACCGCTGCGAGTACGAATTCGCGCCGGCTGCGGGCGAGGGGGAGCAGGGGACGTTCGCCACCCCGCGGGGGTACGTGTGGATCGGGGGCAGGCTGGTGCGTGCAGATCGGCTGTTCCCGCGCTCGGGCCAGGCGGAGGGGGGGGCGTAATGCCTCTCGACGAGCAGGCGGCGTCCGTGCTCGCCCAGTACCAGCAGGATGCGCGGCTGGTGCTGGAGGGCCTGGGGACCGACCAGGTGCTCGGGACGGAGGAGGACGTCGAGCGCGTGGCGCGGCAGGCGAAGGTGGCCGACGAGCTGGCGGCGAAGATCCACGCGGAGCGCGTCCGCCTGTTTGCGGAGCCGAGGAAGGCGCTGGACCTCCTGGAGCACCCCTACGCGGAGATCGAGCGCACGCTGCTCCGGCGGGTGCGGGACGCCCGGCAGCTGATGAACAAGTGGCGGGACGATCTTCGGCGGAGGGCCGAGGAGGAGCGCCGCCGAGAGGAGGAGCGGTTGAGGGAGGAGGCGGCCAGTAGGGCCGCGCGGGAGCCGGCGCGGGGGCGCGGGCGAGGACCCGAGGCTCCCCCGCCTCCCCTACCTCCCCCGGTGTTGGCCGCGCTGGTGCCGAAGCAGGCGGGGATGGCCGTGCGGTTCCGGGAGGTCTGGGACTTCCGCGTTACCGACGTCGAGCTGGTGCCGCGGCGCCTGATGGTGGTGGACGCGGACCTGGTGAGGCGGGAGGTGCGCGCGGCGCAGGCGGAGGGCCGCACGCCGGACGTGCCTGGAATCGAGTTCTACAAACGCAGCCAAGCAACGATCTAGGAGGGACAACAAGATGAGCGACGACATGACGTTCGAGCAGCCGGGGGACCTGAATCAACCGAAGCAGTACCGGGAGCCGGAGCCGCTGACTCCGGAGCGGCGGGCCGTGCTGGACCAGGCCAAGGTGGAGCTGGCGGCCATCTCGCGGAGGCTGCACGAGGCGCGGATCGACCACCACCTGGCGGTGGGGACGCACGCGGAGGGCTGGGCCCGGCCCATGTGGCACCTGCACATGGCGTTCGAGCTGGTGAAGATCTCCGGTCTGCGGGCGGAGGCCAAGGGGTTCATGAACACCGCCGCGACGGCCAAGGCGCTCCGGGTGCTGATGGAGTACCACCCGATGGTCATGGATGCGGTGCGGAGGTCGCTGGTGCGGTACATGGGCGCTCCGGAGGCTCCGGATTCGGCGCCGACGGCGCAGCCGCGCCCGGAGGACAACTGACGTGCCGCGCGCACGGGCTCTGACCACGCGGCCGCGGACCCCGGCACCCGCCCGTCGACGCGCCCCCCGTCCGGTGCAGAGGGCCTCGGATTCTCCGGCGGCGGCCGCGGCGCAGCGGGGCGTGAAGACCACCACGGCGGACACGTACTTCGTTCCCGTCGTTCCCACCCACGAGGTCTTGTGGCAGATCACCCGCGACCGCGCGGGCAACACGACCGAGGAGCGCCCGTACGTGCCGTACAAGTCCCTGCTGGACAACCTGCACCGGAGGGGCGTGCGGGAGCTGCACGTCGAGGAGCTGCCCCGCGTCTTGTGCCGGGAGGAGGGGTGCTACAACGCCGGCCCCACCGACCCGCGGTTCAGGTACCACTGCCGGATCACTCTGTCGAACGGGCAGGTGTTCCACGGGGAGGGGGAGGCGTGCCGGCACAATACGACGCGGGTGACGCAGGCGGCGATGCGGCGGATGGCCGAGACGCGGGCGAAGGCGCGGGCCATGCGCGACGCGGTGAACATCGGGATGGTCTGCGTCGTGGAGCTGGATAGCTTCCGGGGGCACTTCCGGCAGGGCGACCGGGTGCTGAGCGACCGCGACCTGGGGTCCCACGCGGAGGGGATGGCGCCCGCGGCCCCCGCCCCGGCCAGGGCGCAGGGTCCGACCCAGACCAGGACGGCGGCGCCGGCCGCGTCGGTCCCCGCCACGTCGGCGCCGGTGCCCGCGAGTCCGCGCCCTCCCGACCCGTCCGAGCAGGAGCGGCGGGAGCGCCTGCGGGTGACGGCGGAGCTGCACGCGGTCGCGCGGAGTCTGGAGCTGAACTCCACCGGGCTGCACGACGTGATCCACGGGAGGGAGCGCGTGGCGAGCCTGCGGGACCTGCCGATGGACCGTCTGCGGGAGTGGGTCGCGCGGCTGCGGGCCCTGCCGGCGCAGCAGGTCGCTGCGCTGCGCGCGGAGTGCTTGACCCGGGCCTCCGGGGGAGGCGGATCGTGACGGACGTGCGGACCGTGTCCACGACCGACCTCCAGTACGCCGCCTACCTGATGGTGCTGGGCGGGATCTTCCAGAGGATGGAGGGCGACAACTTTCCGGTGCAGTTCGTGGTGAGCATTGCGGGGCACTCCGAGGCCGAGGACGCGTACTACTCTGGCCGGGCGATGGTGGAGCCCCGGGCGTACTACCACGCCACGCGACAGCTCAAGTTCATGGCGTCGGAGCGCCTGCGGGCGGTGGAGTCCAGCCGTGCCGCGTGAGCGTGCGGCCCAGGGTCAGCAGGTCCCCGCCGCGGAGGCTCCGCCGGCCGCCCGCGGGCTGGCCGTGGGGGGGTCGGGGTCGTTCTCCCAGCTGTCGCTGTTCGGTGCGTGCCGCCGGGCCTACAAGGCGGTGTACCTGGAGCGGCGCGAGCAGCGGAGCGAATTCCTGTCGTTCGGGAAGCTGGTGCACGAGGCGATCAAGATGGTGAACCTCCGCATCATGGAGGCGCGGGGCCACGTCTCGCCGGAGGATCTGGAGGCGGCCAAGCGGCACCTGGCGACGTGGGGGCAGTACTCCTGGTACGCGCGGGCGTGCGCGTGGCTGGACCGGTACGCGGCCCGCATGAGTGAGCGCGTGTCGTCCGGGGAGGTCAAGATCGCGGCGGTGGAGCAGACGTTCCAGGTGGTGTTCCCGTCGCCCGATGGGGACATCACCATGGTCGGGGTGTTGGATCTGCTGCTGCTGAACGAGCGCGACGAGCCGACGTTCGTCGAGTTCAAGACCTGGGGGGTCATTCCGAGCCGGGAGGAGCTGGAGGACGACATTCAGCTCGGAGTCTACAACGCCGTGTATCGGGAGGCGCGGCGGTACTTGGGCGTGGCGTGGAAGGAGTGGCACAGCGTCCTGCATGACGCCACCGTGCAGGCGTCCGCGGACGTGTCCGACGCCGACAGCATCAAGCGGTTCGTGCGGCGCGTGGTGGAGCAGGTGCGGACCGAGCAGGAGTGGCCGGAGCGGGTGAACCGGCGGTGCGGGTCCTGCCCGCGTGCGGACGAGTGCGAGGCGCTTCGGCGCGTGGTGCGCCCGGTGGGGATCGACCGGCCGACGGCGGCGACGCTCAGATCATACTACGACCTGGGGCAGAGATATAACCTCCTGGGCGACCTGCGCGAGCAGGTTAAGGTGCTGGTGACGCAGCGCATGGTGGAGGCTGGCGGGGTGCTGGAGGAGGAGGGACTAACCGGTAAAATGCTCGACGTGCCTGGGGGCCGGGAGGTGCGGTACGTTACTCAGCCGCGCACCATGTTGACCGTGCGCCCATCGCGTTAAGGAGGCGAGTCGTGAATCAGAGGATCTTGTGCGAGGTGGCGCGGTGCCTGGAAGCTCAGACGCGTGCGGGGGAACCCTACCTCAAGTGTACGCTGTCCCCGGGGGGGTTCGCCAACTGTTTCCAGTCGGAGCTGTTCGATCTGCTGCTCGCGGCGCGGGACATGAAGGGGGGGCCGGACGGGAAGGTTTGGGTCGAGATCAAGCAGTCGGATGCGGTCGGCCCGAGCGGGCGCCCGTGGCAGAACATCGTGAACGTCGAACCGGAGGGGGCCCGTGCGGACGGATGAGGTGGAGCAGGTGCGGCACCTGGTCCAGGTGGGCTGGCAGCTGGTGGACGTCGGCCGCAGCCGGGAGCAGGCACGAGATCTGGCGCTCGCCCAGGGAGGGCTGTACCACGAGACGAAGGTCGTGCTGTCGTGGACGGACCACGGCCCCGGGGGACTGAACTACCTAGTGTTCGCCCGCAGTCCGAGGAAGGCGGGATGAGCCCGTACGAGCCATGCGAGGTGCCGGATTGTCCGCGGTCGGCGAGCGACACCGAGCACGTCGTGAACCGTCAGGTCGGCAGCGCGGGGGGATGTTCGTGTCCCCCGAACTTGGTCCGGCTCTGCCGGCACCACCACGCGCTGGTCCACGCGCGGCCGAAGGAGGGGACGTACCGGCGGCTGGGATTGTGGAACCGCTGGCTGGAGGCGCTCAGGCACGCGGAGCGCCGGGCGCGGGGGGCCACCAACTGCGGGAGCACGGGGAAGGTCGCGCAGCTGGCCCGGATGCGGCAGCGCCGCGCCGAGGGGATCGGGCGGTGAAGACTGGACAGCGAACCCTGGGCCTGCTGCGGAGGCTGGGCTGGCGCGCGGAGTCGGTCGAGCGGTTCATCCCGCAGATTAAGCGCCGGCGCGACCTGTTCCGGTTCGTGGACGTGCTGGCGTACCGGGTCAACCCTCCGGTGACGCTGGCGGTGCAGGCGTACGGGCGCGAACGCGCGGCCCACCTGGAGCGCCTGTTCTCGGACGACCGCGTGCGGGAGGCCATGTTCGACTGGGTTCGGGGCCGGCCCGCGCGGTATCTGGTGCTGGTCGGCTGGATTAAGGGCGGTCCGCGCGGAAGGCGCAAGCTGTGGATTCCTCGGATCGAGGTGGTACTCCCGGGGGGGCCGGCAGAGTCGGGAATGGCAGCGACGGAGGTTCCAGGAGAGCTGAAGGAGGTGCTTCATGGCTGAGAAGCGGGAAGGTCAGGTGGTATCGGCGCGCATCCCACCGCAGGTGGTGGTGGCCGCCCGGCGGATCGCCAGGGCGCAGGGGCTCACGCTGTCTGCGTGGCTCGGTTGGATCGTCTCGCGGGAGGTGACCGCGAAGACCACCAGGGACAAGCGGTGAGTAGGAGCGACGCACGGATCGTGCTCGTGGGGCAGGCCCCTAACCGGACCGGGACCGCGGATCGGCCACTTACGGGGGTGTTCATGGATCGGCTGTTGACGTGGGCGCGGATGAACGACTCCGCGGGCCGACGGCTGTACCTGCGGCGCACGCTTCGGGTGAACCTGCTCCAGGCGTGGCCGGGTCGGCGGGGGGCCGGGGATGAGGCGCCCGTGGGCGCGATGGCGGAGGGTGCGCGTCGGCTGCTCCCGTCGTGGAGGTGCCGCCGCGTGGTGCTGTTCGGCAGAGCGACGGCCTCGGCGGTGGCGTTGGCTGCGGGCATCAAGATGCGGATCGAGCCGTACAGGTGGATCAGGGGCTGGTCCGGCGGGCCGCGGGCGCTGGTGCTGGTGCCCCACCCCAGCGGGGTCTCGCGCTACTGGAACGACGTCTGGAATCGGATGCTGTGTGGAGACTTCATTCGCGGACTCTTGAACCATGGCGGCGAGGAGGTAGACGATGCATGACGATCCAGAGTATGAGGAGACGGGTTGCAGCGTGGTGGTGAGCGTGGCCTCGTGCGAGCAGGAGGGCCACAACGGCTACGAGCGGCCGTGCGGGCAGGACGTGGTGTACCGCGACGGGTGGGACCAGCTCTGCCTGGAGCACACGCGGGTGCGGCTCGACCAGGTGACGAGGTCGATCCAGGAGGCGGAGCGCCGGGGCCTGGAGGTGCTGGCGGCGGTGTACCAGGACCAGTTCGAGGGTCTGCGCGCGGCACTTCAAGATGCTGCGGCGGTGCGCGGGTGATCAGCGCCGACCAGCGTCCGGTTACGACGTGGACTGAGGCCGGCGCCATGTTCGCTCTGCGGATCGGACGACAGCTTCACTCGGCGAATGAGCACGGCGTCGCGGTCGGGCGCCGGGAGTATCCGGAATCGTCTGAGGTCTGGACGTGGGCACAGGTGGTCGTCTGGCTCCACCAGCACGGGGAGGGGTAATGAAGATTCACATCGGAGGCGGTGGGGGACGGGGTGACGGGGGCAGCTTCGTGAGCGCCGAGCGCCCGACCCAGACCGAGCGCGTTCTGGCGCTGCTGCGGGCTGCGAGGGGAGGATGGGTCCCGAACCGCGCCCTGAACGAGATCGCCTTCCGGTACGGCGGCAGGATCATGGAGCTGCGCCGTGCGGGGTACGGGATCGAGATGCGCGCGGCTGACGCCGCGCATGGGCTGTACGAGTATCGGTTGGTGAGCGAGCCTGCCACCGCGGGACAGGAACGGGGAGTAGATCCCGTCACGGTCGCCCCGTCGGGGCAGGGATCGCTCTTTGCACCCGACGCCTACGGCGTCGAGAGGGGGACGGTCGGCGTATGAAGCATGCAGCGGATCACGGCGCGGAGGCTCTCGCGCCTCGCCGACTGGATGTGCTTCGGGTCGGGGAGATGGGCGGAATCTACCGCGTGGGAACGTTCCGCGAGGAAAATCCAGGGCGTTGCGCTCGTGTGCGCGCCTACACGCGGTGGTGGAATCCCGAATGGCCGGATTGTGTCGTGTATGAGGTTACGGCAGGATCAGCGCGGGCCGCACGAGTGGCGGCGGCCAAGCATCGGAAAGAAAATCCATAGGAGGGAGGTGCTAGATGACCCTAGAGGGTGCAGTCGTAGAGCTGGCTGGCGCGATCAGGCTACTGAGCTACTACGTGGGTCGGTTGGCACGTGATCCGGAGATAGCCACCGAAATGAAGGGAATGAGAGACGAGATGGCAGACCTGCAAAAGCAGGCGCATACTCTCGCCACCGGTGGCGGGACGCCTCCAGCCTTTCTCGTCCAGGCGCCGAAAGAGGAGGATGGGACGTACCGCCCGTGAGGCGCGCTTGGCCCCCGTTCGCGTCGAACGCGCTGCTGGTCGGGCTGGTCGCCCTGAATACCCGATTCGTCGCGGGCGACCACCTGGCGTCGGCCCTGGGGGTGCAAGTGGTGTTGGGGTCGGCGTGGATCGTGAGCGTCCGCGCGGTGGCGCGAGGGGGATGGCCGGAGCGGGTGGGGTATGTGCTCGGGGGTGCCATTGGTGTCGGGGCGGGGATGCTGCTCGCTAGGTGGAGTGGGGCATGAGTCGGTGGCCGCTGGAGGAAGCGCCGACCAATGGGAGGGGCCATTGATCGGCCGCGGGTCGCTTCCTCCGGTCCCGCACCGGCGGGGTGACGGCCTATGGAAGGCCGGGCGAGGTCGTCCCGGCCGTGCCCCCGTACCCGAGCAAGCGGTGCCCCACCTTGGGGCGGGGTGGTCGTGGCGGAAGGTGGCGTGCCCCGGCTGTAGCCGGGAGTACGTCGAGGGTGAGCCGATCGGGAGGCGGGAGCGGCGGTGCATCGCGTGCCGCGAGCCGCTGTTCCCCGAGGTCGCCCCGTGAGCCACGACGATTCCCCCCGGCGGGTCGTCCAGCGGTGGAGCGAGCGGAGGTGCTGGGTCACGGTATCCCTGCCGCTGCCCCGCGAGCACGCGGAGCGGCGTGCGGTGGATGAGGCGCGCAGGCAGGGTCGGTCGCTGGATATGTTCCGGATCGTCCCGTTCACAGTCGGCGCGTCATGAGTCCGACCGCCCGGACCCTCGCCCTCCTGCGGTCGCAGGGATACCGGGCGGCTGTGGTCAAGCAGCGGGCGGTTCAGACGTGATACCCAGACCACCGAGGTCGGTGTAGAATGGGCTTATGAGTGCTGGTGATCTGCTGGCCGTCCTGGCCGCCTGCTTCTTTGGGACCCTGTCCGGGGCCGGGCTCGTGGCGTTGATCGTCGCGGGATACCTGGGGTACTTGAGTTCCCAGGCTCGCCGGCCGCCTGACCAGGGAAAGCCGCGGTGACGGATTCAGGATCGGATACACCGATCGCACCGACCACGGTGCCCGCTCCGGTGGTGTCTCCTGCTTCGGCTCCAGAACCGGTTCCAGCGAAGCGGGGCCGGAAGCGCAAGGAGCTGTCGGAGGAGCAGATCAAGCGGATCGAGGCCCTGGCGGCCATCGGGATGACGAAGCAGCAGGTCGCTCAGAGCCTGGGCCTTGCCGAAAGGACGTATTTCCAGCGCCAGAGTGAGAACTTGCAGATCGCGCAGGCTTACGCCCGGGGACAGATCAGGGCGGTGGAGGGCGTTGCGGGGGTGCTGCTCCAGCGGGCGCTGGCGGGGGATGGCTGGGCGGTGAGCCTGTACCTCAAGAACGTGGCGGGGTTCGGGGAGCGGGTGATGTTGGAGGGGGGCAACCCGGACCGGCCGCTCCAGGTGCGGGAGGTGCCCGTGGTGACGGACGAGGTGCTGGCGGCAGCGCTTAAAACCCTGGTGGGAAAGCGTGAGGCGGGGAACGGCACGAAGCCCGCTTGACCTGGTGCGGTCCTCGCTCAGGCTGAATCGGTACTTCCTGGTCTCGCCCAGTCCCAAGCAGGCGGCCCTGCTGCTGGTGCCCCAGCTGGAGGCGCTGTACGGTGGGGCGGCGGGGGGCGGTAAGAGCATCGCGCTGTTCATGGCGGCACTGCAGTACGTGGACTATCCCGAGTACCGCGCGCTGCTGCTGCGGAGGACGTATGCGGACCTGCGCCTGCCGGGGGCGCTGATGGACGTGGGGCATCGGTGGCTGGATGGGACGGACGCCCGGTGGAGTCCGTCGGAGTACGCGTGGCACTTCCCGAGCGGCGCCCAGGTGCGGTACGGGTACCTGGAGACGGAGCTGGACCGGTTGAGGTACCAGTCTACCGAGTGGCACTTCATCGGGGCGGACGAGCTGACCCAGTTCACGGAGACGCAGTACCGGTTCCTGTTCAGCCGCCTGCGGAGGCGCAGGGGGAGCCCCATCCCGCTGCGGATGCGGGGGGCCAGCAACCCGGGGGGGCCGGGGCACGACTGGGTCAAGGCCCGGTTCCTGGACGGCCGCGCGGAGGATCGGGTGTTCATCCCGGCGCGCGTGGACGATAACCCTGGGCTGGAGCGCGAGGAGTACGCGCGGACCCTGGGGCACTTGGACCCCGTGAGCAGGAGGCAGTACCTGGATGGGGACTGGACGGCGCGGCACGCGGGCTCGATGTTCCGGCGGGAGTGGCTGCCGGCGGTGCCGGGTGCCCCGAGGATGCGGCGCGTGGTGCGGTACTGGGACCTCGCCGCCACGGAGCCGAAGCGGACCAACGACGACCCGGATTACACCGTGGGGGTGCTCGCCGGCCTGGGCGAGGATGGGCTGACCTACATCCGGGACGTGCAGCGGTTCAGGTTGAGCCCTGGTTCGCGGGATCGGCGAATCGCGGCCACGGCCTTCTCGGATGGGCGGGAGGTGGAGATCTGGGAGGAGCACGAGCCAGGGGCTAGTGGGGTTGCTCAGATCGCGGCGCACCGCCAGATGCTGTCGGCGTACGCCTTCCGGGGGGACCGCAAGGACGTCCACACCGACGTGCGCGCGTCCGTGCTGGCGAGCCATGCGGAGGGGGGGAGGGTCAAGGTGGTCGCCGGCCCGTGGAACGGTGAGTTCTGGGACGAGCTGGAGGCGTACCCCCTGGGGGCGCACGACGACCAGGTCGTGGCGGCCTCGGGGGCCTACCTGAAGCTGACGTCCGGCGGGGGCGTGATGGACTACTACCGGCAGGAGTACGAGGCGCAAAGGGGGGAGGCGGGTTGACGAACGGGCTGTGCGGTGGGAAGATGCGGTCGTGCCGCTGCTGACCGGAACGTCCGACCCGCAGACCGTCCCGGAGTCCGCGCCGATGGACCGCCGGCCGGTGGAGCCCGGGCTGATCGAGGCCGTGACCCAGGGCGTGCGGTACATGGTGTCGGGCGTGACGCCCGGGACCTGGTTCGGCCCCGGCCAGCCCATCCAGCCATACGCCCAGGAGGTCCGTGGGCGCCAGTTCGACTATCCGGTGGGGTACAACTACCGGGTCACGCCGCGTGGGGAGGAGCTGGTCAGCTTCGAGCAGTTGAGGGCACTGGCCGATGCGTATTACCTCCTGCGGTTCGTGATCGAGACGCGCAAGGACCAGATGGTGCGCCTTCCATGGGCGATCAAGCTGCGGGAGGGGTACGAGGAGGAGGCGCGCGATGCCGACGCCGCGCGGGCGATCACCGAGGCGCTGAGGTACCCCGACCACGAGCACAACTACCAGACGTGGATGCGGGCTCTGCTGGAGGATTTGCTGGTGATCGACGCTCCGTGTTTGGAGCCTCGGCGCGCGATCACGGGGGCTCCGTACAGCCTGGACCTGGTGGACGGAGCGACGATCAAGCGCGTGATCAACGCCGACGGACGCACGCCGACGCCTCCGGATACGGCGTACCAGCAGGTCCTCCACGGTATCCCGGCGGTGAACTTGACGTCGGACCAGTTGGTGTACGCGCCGAGGAACGTGCGGACGAGCCGGTTGTACGGGTTCAGTCCAGTCGAGCAGATGGTGTACTTGGTCAACATCGCGCTACGCCGCGACGCGCTCAAGCTCCAGTACTACACCGAGGGCACGGTGCCCGACGCCATCGCCCAGGTGCCGCCGGAGTGGACCAGCGAGCAGGTGCGCGATTTTCAGAAGCACTGGGATGGGTTGCTGGAGGGGAATACGGGGATGCGCCGCAAGCTGCGGTTCACGCCCGCGCTCAAGGACCTCACGTTCACCAAGGCGGACGTGCTGAAGGATGAGTACGACGACTGGCTGGCGCGGATGGTCTGCTTCTCGTTCAGCGTGAGCCCGAACGCGCTGATCTCCCAGGTGAACCGGTCCGTGGCTGATAACCTTCGCCAGAGCTCCGAGGAGGAGGGATTGCTGCCGCTGATGACGTGGTGGAAAGACCTCATGGACTTCCTGATCGCGCGGTACTTCGGGGCTCCGCGGTACGAGTTTGCGTGGAAGGACGAGCACGAGGTGGACGCCCTGAAGCAGGCGCGGGCCGACGGCGAGGACGTTCGGAACGGGATCAAGAGCGTGGACGAGGTGCGCGCGGCGCGGGGGCTTCCGAAGTTGGGAGTGGGGAACTTCATCGTGACGCCGACCGGCCCCGTGCCCATCGGTGGCGGGGCCTCGATGAACCCTTCCGCGCCAGCGCCCCCCGGGCCCGAGGGGGCACCGAAGGACGGACAGACCCCCGCGGCGCAGACGCCGGGGGGGTCGGCGCTTGGGGCCGAGAAGGCGGCGGGCTCCGGTGAGGTGCAGGTTGAGGGTGCCCGCGCGGCGAAGGTGCGGACGCGCGTGGTCCGCCGACCGAGCCCACAGAGCTATGCGGTGGTCACCAAGCGGCTCGCGGGGCGGTTGGGATCGGTGTTCTCGACCACGGCGAACACTGCGCGGCACTCGATCCCAGCGCAGGTGCCGGAGCCGGACGCTCCCTCGCGGATGGCGAAGGCGGACGACCCTGGGGCGTGGACGAGTGCGGACAGCCGCCGGCTCGCGGACCAGTTGAACCTGGACGGCTGGGTCGTGCTGATCGGGGAGATCGAGGACGCGCTGGAGGAGGTGGGACTGGACGCGGTGCGGTGGGCCGGTGCCAGCCTGGGGCTGGCCGACGACGCCGACGAGATCATCCGCGCCAACAAGGCGGTGGTCCAGTACGCGCGGACGCGGGCCGCCGAGCTGGTGGGCATGCGGCGCACGCCGGAGGGGGGGCTGGTGCCCAACCCCAGGGCGGAGTGGGCCATCACGGACACGACGCGGGACCAGGTTCGGGACCTGGTGACGCGGGCGGTGTCCGAGGGGATGACCAAGGAGCAGCTGGCGGAGGCCATCCAGGGGGCGGGGGCGTTCTCCGAGGCGCGGGCCGAGATGATCGCCCGGACGGAGCTGGCGCTGGCGAACACCCACGCCACCCAGGAGGCCTGGAAGGCAAGCGGGGCCGTGCGGAAGCGCCGGAACCTGCTCAGCAGTGACCACGACTCCAGCAAGCCGGACGTCTGCGACCTGAACTCGGCGGCGGGATGGGTCGTCCTGGAGGAGGCGTTCCCGAGCGGGCACGAGGGACCGCCGTACCACCCCAACTGCCAGTGCGACGTCGAGGCCGAGGTGGAGCTGCCAGGTGAGGATTGACACGGGGGCGCGGGGGCTGATAGCCTCAGGGTGACGGTGGGCACCGCGGCCGCAGCCGCAGCCACAACCGACCGAGCCTTCCTCGACCAGCCGACGCGGCTGTTCCTCCCGTTCGCCAAGGTGGACAAGAAGGAGCGCATGGTGTTCGGGTTCGCGTCCACGGACACGCTGGATGCCGACGGCGAGGAGATCGCGGTCGAGGCGATCAGCGCCGCGCTCCCCGACTACATGCGCTTCGGGAACATCCGCGAGATGCACCAGCCGCACGCGGTCGGCAAGGCCAAGCAGGCCGACATGAGGAAGCGCGGGGACAAGGAAGGCTTGTACCTCGGCGCGAAGATCGTGGACCCGACGACCTGGGAGAAGATCGAGGAGGGCGTGCTGAATGGGTTCAGCATCGGCGGCCGCAAGGTCGAGAAGGTCGGGAATCAGATCACGAAGCTCGTGTTGTCCGAGATCAGCGTGGTGGACCGGCCCGCGAACCCGGACTGCACGTTCGACGTCGTGAAGGCGGAGGACCTCAGCAAACTGGCTCCGGAGGTCGAGGCGTGCGTGCTGGCGCTGAAGGACAAGCCGGAGATCGACAACCCGTACGCGGTCTGCAACTGGATGCGCGAGCAGGGGGTCAAGATGCCGGGGACCAAGCAGGAGGCCGACACGCCTGAGTTCTGGAAGGGCGTCGCGGCGTACCAGGCGGAATCATTGAGCAGGCTCAGGAAGGGGGTCGAGGAGGTCCTGGAGGGCTCGACGCCGCAGGACCAGGACCCGAAACCGAAACCGGTGGAGCAGAAGGACACCGGGCACAAGGAGGGATTCAGCAAGATGGACGCCGAACAGATCAAGCAGGCCCTGGCCGACCTGAGCCAGAAGGTCGAGAAGATGGGGGAGTTCCTGAAGGAGCACGAGGGCAAGAAGGGCGAGGAAGGTGCACGTCGAGACGAGGCCATGACGATGCTGCGCAGGGCCGTCGAGGTCGCCATGGCCGCGGGTCTGGACAAGGACGCCATCGCCACCACGCTCGCGGGCACGAAGACCGAGAAGGACGCCGCGGGCAACTCCTCCAGCAACGAGGACTGGGCCAACGGGCCTGGCAAGGCCGCCGTGCAGAAGATGATCGACGCCGCGGTGGCCAAGGGCGTCGAGGAGGCGCTGTCGAAGGTCGCGCTGCCGGGCAAGACCAAGGGGCCGCAGGCGGCCGTGGCGAAGGTCGAGGACCTGCCCGCGGAGGTCCGGGCCAAGGACGCGGAGCTGGTGACGAAGGCCGAGAAGGACGGGGACGTCCTGAC